TAATCTATATGATTAATCTGCGATGGGGGGGTTTCTTACTCAACCCCCATCAACTTTATCTAGGGTAAACTTTATCTATCGACTGACCTAGCAGACTAAGCCAAGACGATAGACTTATTAAGGAGACTTAATTATGGCAAACACAACATTTAATGGACCAGTTAGATCAGAGAATGGGTTTGAGCAAATTAGCAAGAACTCTACTACTGGAGCCATTACAACAAATCTTGATATTGATACTAGCGGTAATATAACCACGACTGGATATGTTTCTGCTTACTCTAATATTAGTAGCATTACTTCAGCAACGAAGAGTGTTGAGTCAACCGATTCAGGAACTGTTTATACTCTGAATAGGGCAGCAGGAATAGTGGTAACACTACCTACAGCCGCAGCAGGAATAAACTATACCTTTATTGTTGGTACAACTTTTACAGGCGCAGGACAAATTAATACGGACAATACCAGTGATTTATTCTCTGGTTTTGCTACGATCTTTGATCCAGCAACTGCAACAGATAATAATACCTTTATTCCTGATGCAAGTAATGATGACACCATTGATTTAGGTACTGCCGCACAGGGTTGGTTAGTAGGTGGAATAATCCGTTTGGTAGCAACTTCAGCATCAGTGTGGCATTGCGAAGCATATTTGCATGGTGATGGCACATTAGCTACTCCATTTGAATAAGGAGTAAATTATGGCTGATGCAGTTACATCACAGACTATACTTGATGATGGCGGTAAAGACCTGATAATGAAGTTTACTAATGTTAGTGACGGCACTGGAGAAAGTGCTGTCGCTAAGATTGATGTTTCAGCGCTTACAAGTAGCGCAATTACAGGTCAAGCTTGTAACAGGGTTGTTCTAAATAAAATATGGTTTAGCAATGTTGGTATGGGTTTCAGTTTATACTGGAATGCAACTACTAATATGTTTATATGTCAAGCACCTAAAGATTGGACAGATACTTGGGATTTTACAGAAAGTAGTATGACTTTGCCCGGAATACCTAATAATGCAGGTAGCGGAATAAATGGCGATCTATTGCTAACTACTAATGATCATACAAGTGGCGACACTTATAGTGTTCTTATTTGGGCAAATAAAAGTTACGCAAATCCTAGTTAGTAATGAACGATCAATACCCATCTGGTAGATTTGGTGGCGATATGGACAGAAATGAGGTCGAAATGGACCTCAGTAAGTTCATGGATATGGTTCAAGAAATTGGTGAACTTAAAGATAAGATAAGGGATTTAGAAGATGTTAAAAATAATAATCCTTATCAAAAAATTATTTTTATAGCCCAAGCCGTTGATAGCTGGAGAATCTTTCCAAGAGTCTTTTTATCTATCTATATGTATTTACTCTATTTCACAACTTTCTGGTTTATGGATTTAGCTGAACCTTCATTTGAACAATCAGGTTTAATATCTATTGTTGTAGGCGCAGGCGCAGCATGGTTTGGACTCTATGCAGGTACCTCTGGCAGTTCTAAAAGCTTTAAGGGCGAAAAAGAATAAATGCGTAAAAAGAAGAGGAATTATCGTAAAGAATATGATAATTATCAAAGCAGACCCAAACAAAAGAAAAATAGAGCAGCTAGGAATACTAGCAGAGCAAAGTTAAAAAAGACTAGGAAAGTTAGAAAAGGTGATGGTAAAGATGTACATCATAAGGATGGAAATCCTAGAAATAAGAAAAGAAGTAATCTAAGGGTTACTTCTAAAAGAAAAAATAGGTCTTTTAAACGAACAAGAACTGCTAGAAAAAAAAGATAGGAAATGTACGAATATAATTGTGAAGTTAAAAGAGTGGTTGATGGCGATACTGTTGATGTCGTTATTGATCTTGGTTTTTCTATTCATTATGCCAGTCGTGTTCGCCTACATGGTATTGATACCCCAGAAAGTAGAACCAGAAACAAAGACGAAAAAGTTAGAGGACTTATGAGTAAGCAGTATCTAATAGACGAATTAGATAAAGGTCAAGTAGTTATAAAGACTAAAAAAGATAAAAAAGGTAAATTTGGAAGAGTGCTTGGTGAATTGTATGTTGATGATAAAAATATTAACCTAATGATGGTTGATGACTTTCACGCAGTTAAATATCAAGGACAAAATAAACAGGATATTGAAAAAGAACATATACTTAATAGACAAACATTAATTGCTAAAGGTCTTTTTAATCCTGATAATGTATGATAAGTATTTATAGTAATATGAAGGGAAAGAATAATGCCTAGAGTCGGTAAAAAACATTTTTCTTATACTGAAAAAGGCAAGAAAGCAGCTAAAGCTTATGCTAAAAAACGTGGAAAGAAAATATCTTATAAAACTGGTGGTAAAGTGGAGATGTACCAAGATCAATTAAGGCGCAAGTATTATGGTGAATAGTTATGGCTACAGCCACTACAAACGACTTCAACTTAGATATAGCTGAAGCTGCGGAAGAAGCATTTGAATTAGCTGGTCTTGAAATGAGAACTGGTTACGATTTGCGTACTGCAAGGCGTAGTATTGATCTTATGATGCTTGAATGGGCTAATAGAGGCTTAAATCTTTGGCAAGTAGAATCAGGGTCTACTGATCTTACTGCTGGAACAGCTACTTATAGTTTAGATGCAGATACTATAGATTTACTAGAGCATCATCTTAGAACAGATGCTGGCGATTCTGGCTCTCAAAGTGATACTGAATTAACAAGAGTATCATTTTCTACTTATGCTGGAATACCTAATAAGTTAGATCAAGGTAGACCTAATGAAATTTTAATCAATAGAAACACAAGTTCAACTACCTTTACTTTGTACCCTATTCCAGATGATACTCAAACATATAAAGTTATATGGTATAGGTTAAGACAAATTTATGATGCTGGAACTCCAGCTTCAAATAACTTAGATATTCCTAAATTATTTTTACCTTGTCTGGTTTCAGGCTTGGCTTATTATATTGCACAGAAAAATCCTGAAGCTTTCCAAAGAGTTCCTTTTCTAAAACAACAATATGAAGAACAATGGAGGCTTGCAGCAGATGAAAATAGAGTAAAGGCTTCAGTTAGATTTGTGCCGGGTGGATATAATTAATGGGTAATTACGCAAAAGGAAAATATGCATACGGGATATGCGATAGAACTGGTTTTAGATACAAATTAAGTGATTTAAAAAATCAGATTGTAGATCAGAGAAGAAGCGGAATGTTGGTAGGAAAAGATGTTTTAGACAAAGATCAGCCACAATACCAAATAGGAAGGATAAAAGTTACTGATCCTCAAGCTTTAAGAAAACCAAGACCGCAAACAGACCTAGAAGCAAGTAGAAGATTATTTGGTTGGAATCCTATTGGTGGATGGAACTCCTCTTATGGCGCTTCAAACTTGAATAATATGGTACTAAAAGGTCAAATAGGTAAACTAACTATAACAACAAGCTAATGTCATTTACTTTTACAACATTAAAATCTGCAATACAAGATTACACAGAAAATACAGAGACCACATTTGTTGATGATCTGTCGATTATGATACAGCAAGCAGAACAAAGGATATTGGATTCTGTTCAGTTGCCTGCATTTAGAAAGAATCAAACAGGAACTTTGACTTCTTCTAATGCATATCTAGCAACACCTACAGACTTTCTTTATCCTTATTCTTTAGCTGTCTTAGATTCAAGCAGCAACTATACTTTTCTTTTAAATAAAGATGTAAATTTTATAAGAGAAGCATATCCATCTTCATCTACAACTGGCTTGCCTACTTATTATGCTCAGTTTGATGATGATTATTTTATAGTTGGACCTTCTCCTGATTCTGGATATACAGTAGAAATTCATTATTTTTACAGACCTCAATCAATTACAGAGACAAGTGATGGTACAAGTTGGTTAGGAACAAATGCTCCTGATACTTTATTGTATGGCTGTCTTGTTGAAGCCTACACATTTATGAAGGGCGAGGCTGATGTTATAAGCCTATATGACCAAAGATATAAAGAGGCTTTACAACAATTGATTATAGAGGGTGATGGTAGAAATAGGAAAGATGCTTATCGTAGTGGGCAAATAAGAATTGAAGGTGTATAAGTATGTTAAAGAAACCTATAAAAGAACTTAAAGGGAAAAATATTGCAATTGTTGCAATGGGTGAAAGTCAATTAGATTATCATTTGGCGATAACTCATAGTGAGAAATTTGATGAAACTTGGGTTATTAATGCTATGGTTGGTGTTATACCAAAACCAGATAGAGCATTTGTCATGGACCCTGTTTCCAGATTTTTTGATACTAATGATGCTGGTGATATGACTAAAATGATGAGAGAAGTATTACCCAAAACCAAATGTCCTATTTACACTTCTGAACTAGATAAAAAAGTTCCTGCGTTGGAACTATATCCGATAGATTCTGTAGTTAAAGATTCACATTGTGGGTATATTAATAATACAGTTGCATATGCAATAGCATTTGCTTATTGGAATAAAGTTGGAAGAGTTCAAATATTTGGTGCAGATTTTATATATAAGAAAAATTTATATTTTGCAGAAATGGGTAGAGGATGTTGTGAATTTTGGCTTGCTAAATGTATGGAAAAAAATATAGAAGTATCTATAGCTACGAGATCAAACTTGTTAGACGCTAATGTTGATATAAAGGATAAATTATATGGTTATCATCGTTTAAATGATCCAATGGTATCTTATATTAATGGCAATGGAATGAATGTTTGTAAGTGGTCTGAAGTAGTTAAGCAACATGCTATTCCTTATGGTATATCTGGTAGAGAAGACCCATTGCCACCTGAACCGGAGAAATTCTAATGGAAACTGAGCCATTTGAAATGTCTATAGGTAATTTAGGTGTAACAACAACACATAATAGAGGTCATTCAGTAGAAGAAGTTGCTGAAATGGCTACAAACAAATTGGTTTCGGTTGCAGATACTGCTCCCGATCTAATAAAAGCACAGGCACAGGCTTTTAAAAAATCGTGCTATTTTATTATTACCTTTTACATGAAAGAGGCAATTAAAAACCACATGTGTACAATAGGTAATGAATTGGAATCGCAGGGGCATAAAGACCTTGCAAATATAATTAGGAGGCTATAATGGCTATAACTCAGGCAATGTGTACTAGCTTTAAGAAAGAACTTCTACAGGCGAAGCATAATTTTTCGACTGGCGGAAACACTTTCAAACTGGCTTTGTACACCAGTTCTGCTACTATGTCTGCTTCTACCACTGCTTACTCTACTTCGCAGGAAGCAACGGGAACCAATTACACAGCAAAGGGTGGTACTTTAACTAAAGTAGAACCAAATACTTCTGGAACAACTGCGTTTACGGATTTTGCTGACTTGACTTTTGGTACTTGTACAATTACTGCAAGAGGCTGCATGATTTTCAACGAGACAGCTACTGGTGATCCATCAGTTGCGGTTTTTGATTTTGGTGGAGATAAGACAAGTACAGCAGGTAGTTTTACAATATCTTTCCCAACTGCAGACGCAAGTAACGCTATTATTAGAATAGCGTAAACCAGCATGGCTGTCGGC